AATATCCTCTCACAAAATAAACACCTTGAGATATAAAAGCTGCTGACCCTATTGAAGACGCATTTTCAGAAATTAAAGATGCAAACGGAGTATTTGCACTAATAGTTGTATTACCATAAACAACATTTTCTGTGCTACTTAAAGATTCACCGTCCAAGAATGGGTTTATTTGTGAATTATTATCTGCTGTTATATAATTCACATATAATGTGACATCATCTACATTAATACCATCAGGTAACGCGATAAATTTAACTACAGCTTGAATACCAGACTCACTACCGATAATCTTTTTACCTAAAAATTTATCGATATAGACAGATATATCAATGTTAAAATTTCTTGGTTTTAATTTAATGGCATTATATTGTGTATCATATGCTATACCACCAGGTATTACTACTGATCCTTCTTTGAATATATGTTCACCAAAAGATTCAATTTGATCTTGCAATATTGATTGTTGAGTTGTTAACTCTCTTGCCTGTACTGGAAATCCTGGTTTGTATAAAACTTTATAAAAATTTTTTCCACTATCATAATCATCATAGTAAGGACTTACATTAAGATTAATTTTTTGTGCCATTTTTTTTAAAATTCCAGAATGATTTTAACGTCTTCTTTTTGCCTGATATTTCTTTTAACCTCTTGTCGGTTATCAATGTAAATAACATTACCAGTCTTTTTATTTATTTCAGGGTTGGCAAGTCCATTTGTAAATTCAACTCCTAAATTTACTAATTTGTTACCAATTTGTGTTGAAAGTCCTGTAAAATTTTCTATTTCAGAACTAAAACTAACTGATCCTCCAGATATAGAAAATATTTTTTTATCAGATTCAAAGGATAAAATTTTTGCTGAATTTTCAACACCAGCATAATCAGTATTATCAAATGTTCCTTGATTTAAATGAGAAGATCTATCTTGAATATATTTCAAAACTTTAGTATCTCTATCATATGATGACACAACTCCTTTTGCTAAATTTCCACTTGAAGTTGTTTGTGCGATGCTAACCCCTATCAAATTGTCATAATCTGATTCAAGATTAAAATTAATTGCAGTATCTAATTTTACTGCAAATAAAGATGAAAATTGCGATGTTGTAAGTATACCTGAATTTGAAGAATCCAAAGGATTTTTTATAATACCAACTTGCCCAAAATGAGCATCAGTCGGAAAATCTTTTGTTGAATCATCAAAACGAGAATAAACCAAAACTTTATCAGCACCTAATTCTGTGTAAATATCAGATCCATGACCTTTAGATGGTGGAATAATCGGTATTAATTTTGCTCTAGAAGCATCTGTATTTACATTATTATCCAAGTCTGAAAGATCAACCATACCAAAAGTATATCCTGATCCACCACTAGTTACAAGTGTTTCTGTAATTTTACCTCCAACAACTGTTACTCTCACTTTTGCACCACTACCATCACCTAATATGTCACATGAATAGGTTTTATCAGGACCATAATTCTCACCTGTTTTTTCAATATAAACTTGTCTTATTTGATTTTTGTTTATATCAGAATCTCCTGCCTCTCTTACTGCCTGTATTTGTGAATCGGTAGAGGTTGCCCAATCATTTGGTAATACAATATACTCTGTTGAGTCAAATTTTACCACGTCACTTGGTGATACTGTAAATAAATATTTCCATACATAAGGATCCTGTGTTCCAGCGGCTGCTGGTTCTAAATCTGTAAATGTTGGTTCATCTAAAGACTCTACTCCTTTCGCATCAGTTGAATTAGGACTGCCAAAT